CAGGAGCAACTGTAGGTCATGGTTTAGGTGCTGTGCCGAAAATGATTATTATTAAACCAAGGGATGCTGTTGAAGGTTTTGTTGTGCAACACGCATCACGTGGACCAACAAAAGGGCTTTTCCTAAATCTCAACAATTCAGAGTATACTGGAACTTATTTTTGGAATGACACTGCGCCAACAAGTTCCGTTTTTACTCTATCAAACCATGTTCTAAACAACGGAAGCGGTAATAATATGATTGGTTACTGTTTCGCAGAAATCCCCGGCTATAGCTCTATCGGGAGTTACGAAGGAAACGGATCGACAGATGGTACTTTTGTGTACACCGGATTTAAACCTTCTTTTATCCTGACCAAGAACATAGACACCACCGACCAATGGGGAATCAGAGATGCTGCTAGAAACCCATTTAATGTTACGGACAAATTGTTAAATCCAAACGCAAGCACTGCGGAGACTAGCTCCAGCACGGGCTACATTGATATTTTGTCCAACGGTTTTAAGCCCCGTTCGTCAGATTCTAATATCAATACGCAGACCATTATCTACATGGCCTTCGCAGAATATCCATTTGGCGGTGACGGCGTTGCACCAGCGACAGCGCGATGAGACTGATATGCTTTACGTTTATGTGTGCCGCCTTCATGGCGGCTTTTTTTATGCCCGGCGCGCAAGGCCACGATCTGCCCTGCTTCAAAAAGCAGCAAGGCGAGTTGCTGCAACCGCGCGACGAACTGCGCGGCTACGGGCTGACGACTGAGGGGCTGATCAAGCTGTCGGTTACAGCAACCGGCGCGTTTCTCATCACGTTCAGCCCGCCAAAAAACGACGGCATGGTCTGCCTGGTTTGGATGGGACAAGGCTGGGAGATCGTCACGCCGCGTAGGGATGAGGCTCAATTGAATGACTGACCATCTTAAAACGACGGTTGATATCTCCAGCCTGTTTATCGCCTGGGCGGCGCTGATCGATTGGTTACCTGCGTTGGCCGCGTTGATGAGCGCGATCTGGAGCGGTATCCGCATCTACGAATGGTGGCGGAAGAGGCGCTGACGATGGACGATTATAAACTTTTGATCAGTCTCGGTTCGACGCTCGCTTCGCTGGCAGGCGCTTTCGCCGTTGTGCGCTACCAGGTCAAAAGCATCCTCACCACCTTAATAGATGTAGAAAAGAGGCTTCGTGCAATGGATACCCGCATCGACAAGGCGGAGCTGACCGATCAAAGAGTGTCAGTTCTCGCGGCCATGCTTGCGCCAGCCGAGAGAGAAAAAGCAGCCCGCGAGCTGTCGGACATACAAGCACGCTTGAAGTCCAGCGAGGCTGAAATCTTAAAGTTACGTGGTCTTCATAACGGGTCACATATTCCTGTGCCGAGCGAGAGGGTAGGCAAATGATTGGTGCATTGATCCCGGTCCTGGGACCGATACTCGGCGACGTGGTGAAGCGCGTCTTACCGGAAGACAAAGACAAGGCTGCAGAGATCGAGCGCGAGCTGCAGATGCAGTTGATGATGAACTCCGCGACCGTCGAAAAGGCTGCTGCTGACATTATTCTCGCCGAAGCTAAAAGCGATAGCTGGCTGGCTAGTAGCTGGCGACCGATCCTGATGCTGGTGATCACTGCAATCGTTGCGTGGAATTTTCTGCTGGCTCCGTTGATCGAGCTATCTGTCACGCTGGCAACCGGCGATCAGATACCCCTGCAAATAGATTTACCTGGCGAGCTATGGACGCTGCTGACGGTAGGCGTGGGCGGCTACACGGTTGGCCGGAGTGCCGAGAAAGTTGCAAACAATATCGGAAAACGGAATGCAAATGTATCCAATCGATGAAATCGCTGACGCTCTCAAACGCGAAGAGGGCTTCGTAGCGCACTGCTATATCTGCACGGCTGGCGCGCACACTGTTGGACATGGCCGCAATATCGACGCAGATGGTGGCATCGGTATCTCAGAAGACGAGGCTGACTATCTGCTTCGCAACGACATAGACCGCACTATAGCGGAGTGCCAGCAGTGGGCATGGTTTGACGACTTGGACCCGGCACGGCAGTCGGTGGTCGTACAGCTCTGCTTTCAGCTTGGCAGGCCGAGGTTGTCGCAGTTCAAACGAATGCTATCAGCTTTATCACAACAGCCGCCTGATTATGAGCTTGCCGCAGCCGAGCTGCTCGACAGTCGCTTTGCCAACCAGGTGCCAGCCCGCGCGGCGCGGCTTGCCAAGCAAATGGTGAGCTGATGCCAACCCGCGGACTAACAGATGAGCAATGCCTAGCAACGCTGGCGGCGGTCGAAGAACACGGCAGCGTCTCAGGTGCCGCTCGCGCACTTAATATTAATCGCAGCACTTTTGAGGGCCGCGTGCGAACGGCGCACACTCGTTTTGGAGAGGCGGAGAAAGTAGGAGACACTGACGAGGTGACGCTGCCGGAATTTCCCGACGAGGATATAAGCCCGGACGAGATACTTGATCACCTTTCAAAGCGGTGGGAGAAAAAGCAAGAACACCAGCAAGCAAAGAAGTGGTTCGACATTAAAATAAAGTCGGACGATCCGTTCGGACTGGTGGTGGTGGGCGACCCGCATCTCGGGACAAGCTGCAACATTCCGCTGCTGCGGCGCGACGTGGAGATCATGGCGACGACGCCAGGCATCGGATGCGTCAACATCGGGGACACGACGAACAACTGGGGCGGTCGCCTGATCCAGCTCTATGCAGAAGAGGACATCAGTCGCGCCACCGAGCGCAAGCTGGCGCAGTGGTTTCTCAAGGAAGCGGAAATCCCTTGGTTGATTTGGTTGCACGGTAATCACGATACAATGCACAGCGAGTTCAGCACGTATTTAAAGGCGATCAACGTGATGCAGGTGCCGATGCTTGACTGGCAGGCACAGTTCAAGCTGGTGTTCCCCAGTTCGACGGTGCGGGTGGACGCCAGCCACAATCACAAAGGCACGTCGATCTATAACCCGCTGCACGGTCAGAAGCGTGCAAGCCTGTGGGGTGAGGACGCGGACATATTTGTCGCCGGGCATCATCACACCTGGGCGCTGGCGCAGGAAGAAAATGCCGGCGGTCAGGTCGTCAACATGGCAAGGGCGCGTGGCTACAAATGGCACGATGAGTTCGGCCACCGCCATGGATTTACGGAAGAGCAATACGGCTCATCTATCATCTTTGTCATCGATCCAACGGCGGCACCTAACTGCCGGGTAAAACCGTTCGGTGATCTCAAAGAGGGCGCAGAGTTTTTAACCTGGAAGAGAGCGCGACATGGCTAAGACACCAGTGTGGCAACGTAAGGCCGGGAAGAACCCGAAGGGTGGACTGAACGAAGCCGGTCGGCGATCAGCTCGCGCCCAGGGCATGAACTTAAAGCGCCCGGTAAAGAGCGGGGACAATCCTCGCCGTGCGTCGTTCCTCGCGCGCATGGGTGGGGGCAAGGGGCCGGATTTCAAAGACGGTAAACCAACACGCAAGCTGCTCGCGTTGCGTGCCTGGGGAGCAAGCAGCTCAGCTGATGCTCGATCAAAAGCGCGAGCAATTTCGAAACGCAACGAGGGTAAAAAATGAGCCTGTATGACAATATGAACGCACGGCGTGCTGCAGGGACCAGTCGTCCGAAATCAAAAAGCACCGTCAGTGATAAAGCCTATAAAAATATGAAGGCAGGGTTTCCCAAAAAGAAAAAGAAGAAATCAGCGATGGCTAGCTACGGAAAGTAGTCTGACATTTGTGTCACACGGTGCGGTACCGCTACGGTACCAAACCAACATAATTGTGCTGATTTTAGATCTGTCGAGTGAATTAGATATTGGCTGTGTACCGCCATTTTGATACAGTTTGGCCGTGTCAATTTAACATTCAAGCGGTTTCGTCTCCCGTTGGGGTCGCCAATTTTTTGGCGGTTTTCTGCGGGTTTGATCAAAAAAGTGGTACCGCACGGTACCAAAAGTTTGAAGCCGACCTTGTTATATTGACATAATGTGTCTATTTAATAGATACGAACAGTCAATAACGGAGGTCGAAATGGCTACAGATATCAAAATCTACAAGATCAAATCACGCGCAGATAAAGGCTGGAAAGCCTGGGCCTGTGACTCGCGTCGAGCTGCGCAGGGTGGAAAGCGTGAGTATTATCGGACGAGGGACGAAGCTGTCGCCAGGCGCAATGTGCTGCTGTGCGTTCGACGTCGAAAGCGGTCAGTCCGTCAAGACATTTGCCGACGCTGCCGCCGACCTAGTCGAGCGTTACAAGTGGCGCTGGGAGAACCCAGAGGACACCCTCAAGTTCACCACCTACAAGGACGCGATGGAGGCAGCGAAGTTCTGGAACCAGTTCTTCGCTGACCTGCCGCTCAACGACATCAGTGCCGACCTGGTCGAAGACACCATCAGGGGGCTGACCAAAGTTCGTAAACCCAAAACGATTTTGAACCGCTGGTCGTTTTTTAAGAAGGTGTTCAAGCGCGCGCACGGTCGCGCCGAGTGCGCTCGAAATCCCTGCGACGCGATCAGCATCTCGGAGTTGATCGGTTCTACCAAGGCGATGAAGAAGGACGCCGTCCGATATTCCAAGGACGTGGTCTTTCGGATCATCCAGCACGCTGGCAAGTGGACCATCCATATCAAGTTCGCGTCGAAGACGGGTTTGCGTTCTGGTGAGCAGCGTGGCCTGCAGTGGAAGCACATCGATTTCGAAACCGGTTTTGTCACTGTCGAGCAGGCCGCGATTTTGGATGAGACTAAACGCTGGGTGCTTGGTGATCCAAAATCTGATGCGGCATGGCGTAACGTGCCGATCTCAGCAGAGCTGCTCCAAGAGCTGCGCGAGTGGCGGCTGCAGTCCGAGTTCTCAGCGGACGATGACTTCGTGTTCCCCAACGAGGACGGCGGCATCCTGTCACCGCATCGGCTCAATGGCGAGCTGGGCACGAACGCTGATGGCAGTCGATCGAAGCGACGCACCCGTGGCGCGCTGAAGCCTGCCTGTGCCCGTGCCGGTGTGGACGTGATCCGGTGGCACGATCTGCGTCACCATTACGCCAGCCTGCAGCTCTACAATCCAAACCTGGATTTGGTCGAGGTGGCTGCGCTGATGGGTCATGAAAACAGCAAAGTGACCGAGTCGATCTACGGGCACTGGCTGGAAGGTGCCGCAAAAGATCAGCAGCTGCGACAACGCGCGGCGGTGTAAAAAGAAGGGGGCCAGTTGGCCCCCTTTTTTATTTGCCTGCTGCCAAGCGTTCGATCTCATCTTGAGGCAGAAAAATCATTCTCCCTATTTTTGTAAACCTGATCCGGCCCAGGTTCGCCTCGCGGACCAAGCGTTGCTTGTATTTTGAATCCGCGGAACCGAATAGCCGCTTCGATGCGGTGGCGATGTCCACCAGGTTTGGTTCCTCAGAAGGGGCTTCCATCTGACCCCCCTGTCGCTGGAGCTGGTGCCGGTGCTGCACCAGGCGGATCATTCACGAACAGGTTCACACTGATCAGCTTGGTGTACACTCCCGGACCCTCAACTTGCTGGATGACCACGTTGGGTCTCTCGCCTGTTGTCCGCATGTAGTTCAGCACCTGCTCTTCCAGATCCTTGTCGGTGAAGTTCAGATACATTGCCGCCTTCACGTTCGGCGTATCTGGATCGATGCGCCGATCAATTCGCACGTTGCTGTTTCCGAGTTGTGGTCGTTGGCCGCTCATTTGCGTAACTCCTCTTGCTTCTTTTGCCATTGATCAACGAGCTGGCTGGCTAAGCTATCGTCAGCTGCTCGCAGTTGTTTGAGCTGCAGCTGGTAGTCTTGCAGAAAACCATGCAGCTGCGACTCGCGGTCGTAATGTTTGATTTCGTCAGATCGTTCCGACACCCAATCGAGCCATTTGAACTCTGGCACGCCAGGCACGTCTGCTTGTGGTGCCGGTGTCGCTGCAATCGCGGCACTGTTACGCTGCGCCGTGTCGATCTCGTTTGCGCTGGCATACTCACCACCGTGCAGGCCCATAGATGCCAAGGCACGGCCGATCGCACTCGTCTCGCAATTCTCGACTGCTGACGTAGTGTTGACGTTGCTGGACCCGCGGCGCTCTTCCGCAATGCCAGACCCAACTATCATCGCTGCTTGGTCA